GCCGAGGCGCGCAGTTTCGTCGATCACCACTTCGCCGGCGGCGCTGAGGAGCCAGTAGCCGCCGGACGCAGCCATGCCGCCCGCGTAGCCGATCGTCGGCTTCGCCGCGCGCGCCTCAAAGATCATGTTGGCCATCTCGTTGATGCCGTCGACCTGGCCGCCCGGAGAGTTGACCTCGAGCAGGATCGCGCGGACCGCGGGATCCTCGATTGCGGCCCGAAGGTCGCGCGCGAGGACCTCGATCGAAGTCGCGCCGCTGACCTGAGTGAACAGATTCGCGTAGCGGAAGATCGGTCCAATGACGGGGACCACGGCCACGCCGTCGCGCATCGTGACCTGCTGGGTGTTCTGCAGCGGACGCCCGAGGCGGGCGGCGACAGCCTCCGGTCCTTCGCCGTCGCCCATCGCGATCGACATGATGAGCCGGAGCCAGTCCTCGTCGATTGCCCAGATCGCCGAAGCGATCGCATCCGCTGCTCTCATTAGTAGCCTCCTCCGGACTGCTGGCGCTGCTTCTCGGCCTGCGTCGGGCTCGGCTTCGGCGGCGCGGCCGGACCTGGCGTCTCGACCTGCGTGCGCTGCGCGATCGCCTCGACGTCGAGACCCGCCTCCACGCGCATCCGCCGTTCCTTCGCGCGCTGGGCGTGCTTCGTCTCCCAATCTCCGCCCGTGGTCTCGGTCGTGACCTCTTCCATGGTCTTGACGCCGAGGTCGATCCACTTCTCCGCGGCATTCGCCTCGGCCTCGGGGTCGATCATCCCGGGCGGCGGGCCGATCCACTGTGTTCCGAGCCACGCGGCGCGGATCAGCGGATCGTCGAAGAAGCCGCGCGATGCGAGTCGGCCGCGAGCCACGGCCTCGGAGATCACCCACTCGTAGACCGGCTGACAGAGATCGTCAGCCATGCCGCCGCGCTCACAACTGAACATCTTCCAGGCCTCGAGGAGGGCCCCGCGCGCAGCCGAGTAGCTCGACTGGAAGTACTTCATCAACACCTCGAACGGGATCTCGAGGCCGACGCCGATCTGGCGGAAGAACGCCTGAACGAACGGCTCGAAGTTGGGGTTCGGCCGTAGCGGATTCACGACCGTGACGTCTTCGTTGGGGAGAAGATCGAGAACGGCGGCCGGCCCCAGCTTGAAATCCTGGTCGGACTTCTTGCCGCCGATCTCGGAGGTCGGCGTCATCGGCGCCATGCCCTCGCCGGAGGCAGTTTTTACGAGAAGGGTCAGGAACGAGGAGACGACCGTCGCGTCGATTTCCGCCGACTTGTAGCGGCCGAGCTGCTTTAGCGGTTCGATCACCGGCGCGAGAAAGGGAACGCCGCGCTTCTGGTCGACACGCCGGCGCGCGAACAGATGGAGAATCAGTCGCTCGCCGGTCTCGGTGCCGAAGACCTCGCGGCGCTCTGTCTCGCGGCTGCCCGCTCCGGTCCCGAGCAGGAAATCTCCGGGATGCTGCTTGAGGATGTGGTTCGCAACCGGAGCTCCATAGGCGTCGATCTCGATGCCGCCACAGATCCGATTGCCGTTCGGAGCCTTACCACCGTCGCGGACTCCCGGGGGGTTCGCTACCCGGTCGCCCTCGATGAATCCGATCTTCAGGCCGTAGGGACTCCCGGGCCGCTCGAGGAAGTAGCGGGCGACGAAGACGTCGCCGCGGCCGAGTCTCGAGCGGAGAGCGAGTGCCTGCAACGCGCAGAACTTCTGCGTGCGCGTGATGTCGCACTCGTAGGAGTCGGCCCAGAGCCAGAACTCGCGCTCGGCCTGCTTCTCCCATGCGTGCGCCGCCTCCTCGGTGAGGCCGAGGAGCTCACGGTCGATCTGCGGCCGCGGCCAGAGGCCCGTCCCGATGGCGTGCGTGACTACGGTTGAGATCGCGCCGCCGGCGAGCGGTTCGTTGCGCTCGAGGTCTCCAGACCGGTCTCGGAGCGTCGGCAGATCGGGCAGGATGTCGGCGTCAGCGCTCCCCACGGAGACCGGCCATTCCGAGGTCGCACGCCTGTCGCGCCGGGCACCCGTGTAGCCGCCGACCATCGCGAGCGCCATCCGGGCGCGGTGGCGCTGGACGCCGCGGACCGGGCTGAAGTACGAGATGGCTCGATCGACGACGGTCGGCCGAACCTCGAGCACCTTCCGCTGGAGCTCGGCGCGAGTCATCCGACCGGCGTCATTCCGCGGACCCGGATCCCGGCCCGGCCGCCATTCGCTTCCTCGCGCGTCACCTGGCCGCGGAGCCACTGCTCGCGCTCGTAGAGCGTCGAGAGATCGCCGCGGGTCAGCGATCGGCCGGCGATCGAGTAGCTCTGCGCGCCGCCTTCGATCGCCGCGATCGCCGCCTGCACGGACTCGAGCTGAGACTGATAGGACGCGGTCGCCACTTCGCGCAGACGGTAAGGGTCGGGCGAGCCGCGCGGCAATACGATGCTGCTGAACTTTTAATCAGGCGATGCCTCGCGAGCGCACCCGTCGCTGCGGCGGAGCAATGATCGCACCAGCCTTCACCGCCGCGGCCTCGGCCTCGAGGCGGACCGCTTCGCGCTCGAGATCGAAACCGCCGGCGACGAGACCGTGGAGGGCGGCAATCGCGTAGGCCTTCCGATCGAGCGCCTCATTCCGATCGCGGATCTTCTCCCACCGGCGCTTGGCGAAGCCCCGATGGTACGTCGTGATGATCTTCTCGGCCGCGAGCTGCTTGAAGTACTCCTCGTCGTGATCCTCGTCGTTTGGAAAGTGGGAGTAGCCGGGGCCAGGCTTCTCGAGGTTCAACCGCGAGTAGATCTGCTCCTTCGCCGTATCGACTCCGACGAAGAATAGGTCGACCTTGCCGATGTTTTTCTTGCTCGCCTTCCGCGGCCAGATCGGTCTAGGTCCCGCGACGCCACGGATTGCCCACACCCGCCGCGCGTACCGATTGCGGCAGAAGGCGTAGGCTGCCTGCGTATGGTGGCCCGCGGTGTCGATGCATGCCGCGGCGACCTGCAGCTTGATGCCGTCTTCCCGCTGATGCACCGTTCGAAGCCACTGGTCGAGTTCGTCCCAGGGCTTCTGCGTCGATGGATCCGCTCGGTTGATGACCACTCGGAGCGACCAGTCTTCCTCGCCGCGGCCGATGCCGAAGAGCTCGTACTCGAGGCGATCGTCTTGAACGTCGACGCCGGCGACGAGGACGACCACCTCCTTCGGCACGAGCGTCGGGCCATAGTTCTCCCGGCGCGCCATCAGCGGCGTGCTCTCGACCGTGGCGCCCTTCACGACCCAGGTCTCCGCGAGTGTCGTGTTCACGAAGACCTTGAGGCGCTCCGGAAAGTCGCGGGATGCTATGAAGTCCTCCGCCATCGCGGCGAGCGTCTTGTGATCGGAGATCAGCCGGTTGAAGTGGAAGCCGGCGATCCCGCGGAAAGGCCGCGTCGCTCGCCACTCGCCCCAGCGCGCGGCCGCGAGACGCTTCGCATCGCCCCAGCCCGAGCCGCAGGAGTTGCAGAAGTAGAGCGCGGTCTCCGGCAGATCGATGACCGGGCCGACGTAGTCATCGGGCACATTCCAGACGAGCGCCCCGTCGCGGAGCTCCTTCTGCCAGCGGACCTGGATCCAGACGAGGACCTGGTGGTGGCCGCAATCCGGGCACGGGCAGAAGAGCTTCCGCTGGTCGCTCTCGAGGTAGGCAGGCTCGATGCGGCTCGTTTCCTTGTCGCGCGGGGTCGAGCCCATCCAGATCTTTCGGATATGAAAAAAGCCCTCGGCGCGCTGCTTGGCGAGGTCCACCGGATCCCCCTCGGTACCGGCGCTCTGCGGGTAGCGATCGACCTCCTCCAGGGCGACGATTCGAACCGAGTCCCCGGAGAGGCCGGCCGGCGAGTTCGCGCCGACGAGGGTTAGAGATCCACCGGGAAAGATCTTCTCGAGTATCGTGTTTCCTGGGTCGCGCGACTTCGCGCTGGGGATCTTCCCAGCGAGGCACGGGGTGTCCCGGACCATCGGATTGAACCGCTTCCGCGTGAATTTCTGACAGTCCTTGTCGCGAGGCTGAACCATCAGGATCGGGCACGGGTCGACGTCGACGTGGTAGGCGATTCCGTTCTCGACGGCCGTGCTCCACGCCGCCTGCCCGGGCTTCATACAGACGACCGTGTGCACGGTCGGGTCGGTCATCGCGTCCTGGATGCCGCGGAGGTACGGCTTCCGGTCGGTGACGAACTTGCCCGGCGAGGCGCTGCTCTCGCGGCTCAGGTAACGCTTCTCATCGGCCCACTCGCTGAGCGTCTGGCGCGGCGGTGGCCGAAGAGAAGCGGCTCGGCCCTCAGCTATGCGACGCTGAAGCTCCGCCGTTCCCGCTGGGTGCCGGGAGATGCGGGGGGCTGGAGAGTTCATTTAGGATCTCGGTGATCGCCGGCTGCAGGACGTCGCGGACTGAGGCAAGGCGAGGATCCGCGGGAAGGGTCAGGAGCTTTGCCCGGACCCGGGAGAATTCGCGCGTCAGTACGTCGACCGCTTCCTCGATCGGAACGACGCGGCGGCGGCGCTCGGCGAGCTCGTACTCCGCCGTCTCGAGGTCGATGAAGGCCTTCCGCCGGCGCGCTTCGGCAAACGTGGCGTCGCCGTCCGGGTTCTCCTGGTCGTTCTTCTGCGCGTTGCGCCAGGCGACGACGTCGGCCTCGACGAACCGCCAGCTCCCTTCGACCTTGAGGCCCGGGCAGCCACGCAGGACCCACTTGTCGACCGTGGTCGGAGCGACTCCCTGGCTCCGCGCGAGGGCGCTGCGGTTGAGCTCGACGGGCGGATTGTTATCGCCCTCGCCAGAATTTTTGAGACTGGAGCTGTGGCGGGCGCGCACGCGACC